TGTCGCTACCGACTTCCACAGCCACCAGATCGCCAGTGGCCACCTGGCCGCCGACGATCAACGCGGTGTCACTGCCCACCTCAGCCGCTGAAAGGCTACCGGACACCGAAACAGCGCCAGCAACCGCTGCGCTGTCGCTCCCGGCCTCCGTTACCGCGAGAGCCCCGGACGCCGGCACGGCGCCCAGGATCGAGGCCGTATCGCGCCCGGTCTCGGCGACCGACAAAACTCCTTGAACGAGGACCACGCCGGACAGCGCGGCGACATCAGCCCCGGACTCAAGCGCAGCCAGCGAACCAGCGATCCCAGCGACCGCACGCGGCAGCAGGATCTTTCGGCTGGGTTTCCATAGTTGCCCCGCCGAATCCCCTGCAGTCAGCGTGCCGGCGACAGTCGGGTTGCGCCCGTTGCCACTTCGATCTGCAACGTCGTTCGCGTTGTGCAGAGGAAGCCACAGATTCAGGCTCGCGGGGAACTGCGGGCGGAAGTAGTAAGACTCCGCCAGGATCTCCGCGTCCGATAGCGCGCGGTCCCAGATCTTGATGTTCCACTTGCGCCCGTCGCTCCAGTACGTGCTGAAGACACCGCCGAAATACAGCGTAGTCGCCTGGTTGATTCCGCCCAGGGTGTTTGCGCTGGTGGTGAAGGCGTTTTGATCTACAGCGCGGTATCCGCCAGTCAGTTGCCCGGCGCCCGTGCCCGAGCTGCGCAAAAACACGCACGCCGGGGTGCCTGCAGCAGGGCGTGAGCCCGTCATTGAGCTGGTCGTGCCGCCGGTGGTGTGGACCTCAACATCAAACTGGTCGCTGATCAGGCCGCAGGAATAGCCGCTGGTGCTACCGGCATCCAGCGCGAAGAGAAACGGCTGATAGTTGCCTGTGCCCCGGTCATTGTCGATGACCGACCACAGCATGTAGGTGAACGCGCTATTCGACGGCACATTGGCCGTGCGGTTTAGTTCGTCCCCCGCTGCATCAAATCGGACGGCCATGGCCTGGCCTCCTTACGTATCGCTGTACGTGACGTTCACCCCTGTGACGATGCAATCACCGGTCATCGTGTCCGAGCCATCCGCAGGAACACGGCGCAGGCGCAGGGTCACGTCGTCGCCGGCCGCCAGGCTGTCCAAGTTGCTCACGGCGATGGTGAACGAATGCAGGCGCTGGCCCGTGGTGCCCAGATGCGTGTCGCTCGCGGTGTTCTCGGTGGCGAAAGCCTTGGTCTCGATGTCCTGGCTGTCGGTGTTGGGCGTGATCGCCGCGAGAGACGCACCGAAGGTCACGCCGTTGGCGGTGCCCGTGTCGGCGTACCACTGGATTTCGACGTTCACGTTTCCCGACCCGTAGCTCAGCGCGGGGAAGCGGAAAAACACCGTCTCCTGCGTCGAGGCGTCGAAGGCCAGGCCAGGAATGGGGAAGTTCGTGCCGGCGAACTGGACCGGAGCGGCCGGGTTGCTGGCCGGAAGGATGGCATCGCCCGGCGAAAAGTGCTGCGCTACGGTTGCCATCACAGCCCCTTGTATTTGCGGTCCAGCATCGACTGGAACAGGAAGTATTTCTCACGCACGGACAGCAGGTTGCGCTGCGGAAGCGGGATCGCTGCGTTCACAGCAGCCGCTCCGGTCGTCTCCCACAGGGTGTCCATGGAGTCCACCACGGCGCGCAGTTGCGCCTTGGAGAGCGGCCCAGGGCACTCATGCGAGCGCTGCGCCTGGGCCGTGATCTCGGCGCGCTCTTCGTTGGACAGAACAGCCATGACGACCCCTTAGGCTGCGTGCGTGATGGTCGCCGAGTTCAGGGTGACGGTCTGGCCGGCAGTGATCTCCAGCGAGTCGAGCTGCACATCCGCGTTGGCGGGCGAGTAGTAGGCCCAGACCGCAGTGCCGTCGGAAATGCCCGTTCCGGTGCCGGTGGGGCCGCCGCTGCTGGCCGAAGTGCCTGCGGTGGTGCATCGATACTGGTTGGCGCCGTTGGTTCGGTACTGGCCCACCGTGTACGCCGTGCTGGCCGCCCAGGCGGGTGCTGCAGTGCTGCTCAGGCCGACCGTCATGCCGGTGATGATGTCCGTGCCGCCAGATGCGGTTCGGATGCGCGCAGCGCCTGCGGTTCCCGTGTTGTCGGCAGACGAGTCGGTCTTTGGGAAGCCGGACAGCGTGAGCACGCCGGCACCGGTCGCAGCACCCGCAATCGGGTTGTTCAGACTCAATGTTGCCAGGATCGACGCCATGCTGGCCGCCCCGATCTCCAAAACCGCCGTGGTGCCGGCCTGCGAAACGACTGCCGCCATGCGGGCGATCTTGACTGCGTTGGTATAAACGACGGACATGAATACTCCTTACTGAATGCCAATTGCGCGACCATCTGGGCCGCGTTCGATGGGGCGGACTACCCCGCCGATGTCCACACCCACAGCCAAGCCGCTCACGGGGTCGCGAACGAGCTGACGGGGTGCGGTGATTGCTTGCTCCAAGGCCACAAGGCTCTGCGCGATCTGATCCAAGGGAGACGCCGGCAGCATTTGCTGCTGGTCGTCCTCGGAAACCTGATTGGGGGCCAATTCATCCGGCGAGGTGCCGCCAAAGGCTCCTGAGCGGCCGGCCTGGTTGATCTGCGCGACGACGATCCGCGTCTGGTTGTCGGTGTCGGTCTTGTACGCATCCAGCTTTAACTGCTCCAAGGCGAGCGCGTGGTCATTCGAGTCCTTGATCTGCTGGCGCTCGAAGTCGCGCGCGTCGTTGGAGGCCTGCAGTTCCTGATTGGCGCGGATCTCGGCCAGCTTGGCCTCCAGCTTCAGCGCCTCCATTTCCTTGGCCTGCGCCGTCTGGGCCTGGAACTTCTGCGCGTCGGCCTGCAGCTCCATCTGCTTGATCTGGATCTTGGGATCGGGCGGAGCCTGCGGAGGCGTCGGCATGGGCTTCTCGCCCGGGTCTGTCCAGAAGTCACCCACATTCTTGAACCCAGCAGCCTCGATCATCTTGGCCTGCGTGTTGTATAGCTGTTTGGGCGTGATCAGCATGGCTCCCAACGGGCTTGCCGCAGCCTGGGCCTGCGCGCCGGCCACGGCCTGGAGCATCGCCAATTGCTGCTCGGCATCACCGGTCCCGAGACCGACATTCACGGTCATGTCGTACTGGTCATGCCAGCCGTTCGGGTCCAGCTCGACGAACTCGCCGCGCAGGCGGAATGCGATCTTCTCCATCTCGCCATCGGTGAGCAGCTTCAGGATGCCCAGGAACGTCGGCTTCATCAGGATCTCGCCGAAGATGCGCGCTACCAGCTTGATCCGCTGCTTGGCGGCTTGGGCGGTCTGCCGCGCCTCGCCAAGCGTGCGGTTGGTCTTGAGGACGTTCGGGTCAATGCCCTGCTGCACGCGGCTGATACCAGTGCGCTGCTCGCGCATGGTGTCCACGTATTCAAGCATCGGGAACATCTGCCCACCGACCCAAGGCACGATGTTTTGCGTCAGCGCGTCGGCCCGAGTCTTCTGGATCACGCCGCCCGGGCGGGAGTCCAACAGGTCATCGATGTTGGCGTAAGGCTTGCCGTCGGCCGTCGTCAGGACTTCGGTTCGCGGGTTGTTGGCCAGGCGGCCGCTGTTCACCATCTGGCGGGTGAGTTCGGTCTTCAGCTCCTGAAGGTCGCTGACCGTCTCGGCCAGGCTCATGCCGTCCCAGCGGTGCGCGATCAGGATCGGCGAGGCCGTGGCGATTGGAACCTGGTCGCATTCCTCATTGCTGAGGATCTTGTCCTTCAGGCGGTAGATGCAGCGGCGCTCACTGATGCCGTCACCGTCGTAGTCCACCAGCACGAACTCGATGCGCATCAGACCTTCTGTGCGGCTCTCGTCGTCCTCGTTGATCTTTGCGCTGTCTTTGAATGGTTGGTCAAGGTCGCCAACTCGGTTCTTGCGGAACGTCGCATCAGCACTGGCGGCCAGGTCGGTCGAGTCGGACAGGTCTTCCGCCTTGACATCCGTGAACCCCATTTCATGGAGATCGGACAGCGTGACGGGCAGCATGCGCGAGACGTAGGGGCAATCGTCCAGCAAAGGGCTGGTCCAATCGCGCTTGATCAGCAGTTCCTCGGGCGGGAACGCCTCGACCTTGATCGAGGTCTTTTTCTTGTACCCGATCACGCGGGCGTTATAGAGCTGCGGGCCCTGGATGGGCTGGCCCGTCACAGGATCGGGGACGACAACCGGTGGCAGCGGCGTTGCCTGCTCGATCTTGGCATCATCCCCTGACTCCTCCAGCAGCATCGCCAGCATTTCCTCGCTGGCGCCCTGGGCCGGCGTCACCTCCTTGGTGCGACGGGTCTCCTTGCGCCACATGACGGCGCAGTTCTTGGTGAGCAGCGCGTCCTTGAATGCGGTGTACAGGACGAGGAAGCCATTGTTCTGCTTGTGGAAGACGTGGTTCACCGCATCGGTGGCCTGGGCTGCGCCCTGCACGTCCTTTTCTCGCGTGGGCTCGAACACCACGGCCTTATCGGTGCTGGTGAAGATGTCCAGCAGGTCGGGCAGCATCCATTCCACCGTGTCCTGAACGTCGGACGTGACGATCTGCGACAGGCCCTCCTCTTCATCGCCATAAGGTTGACGGAAATACTCCTTCAGCGCCTTCTCGCGCTCGGCGGCAAGATCGCCCCAGACAAAGCTGGATGCGTCGGTCTCGTTCGCCTGAAGGTGCGACAACAGCGTGTCGTCGTCCATCTTGCTCATTGGTTTGCCTTCATGCGATGGACCTCTTTTTCTTGTACTGGATCGGCTTGAACCCCGCCGGCTTGGTGATCGCAAAGCGCTTCATCATGTTTGCGTAGCGCGTGGCCGACATCAGGTCGTCGTCCAACTTCACGATCTTTCCGTCCTTGCGGTGGTACATGCGGAACTCCTCGAACCAGTCGCCCAGGTGTGAGAACACCTTGAAGCGGCCGGTCTGCATCCGATCCAGCAAATCGATCACACCAGCCTCGACACCGTTGCCGCCAGAGCCCTCTGGCTCACCATCTGCGGGCGGGTGCGTGGCCTTGTCTTCCAGCATTGCCAAGCCTTGCGCTTGGTACTGGTCGCGCAGTGCCTGGCCTGACCCCTTGTCGTGCTGCAGACCATCGTGCGGCCATGCCCACGGCAACCAGTCGCCCCAAGGCTTCACGGTCGCTGCGAACAGCACAGGGGTTTGCTCTTTCTGCCGATGGGCTGCAATTACGTAGATCACGTCCGCATCGCGGTCCCAAGCCAGCCTGACAGCCGCGCTTGGGTGATCCCACCCGAAGTCAATGCCGGCGATCTGCACCCAATGGCGCGGGATCTCGAACGGCTCGACCTTGATCAGTTCTTCCGCAATCGGGAAGATGCGCCCGCTGCCCAGCGTCGGGATGCCCTTGGTGCGTGCATCGCGCTCATGGGCTGGATAGCTGGCGATGATTGCGGCCCGCTCTTCGGGCGTGTAGTGCTCGGCGTCTTCAATCGTCATGGTCGTGACCACCGTCCCAGGCATCTTGTCGATCAGGAACCGCTTTACGACATCGCTCATGCCCTTCAAAGGCGTGAACGTCATGTACACCAGCCCGCCAGTTGCGTTCGTGCGGGTCAGCGATTCGGTGTAGATGTCTAGGTCCGGCTCTTCATCGAGCCACACGAAATCCAGTGTTTCAGCCTGGAACTTCTCCCGGCCCTGGTCGTAGCTCTTGAAGCCCAGCAAGCTCTCGCCGGCCTGGATGTCGCCACCACCGCCCCACTTGATCACCAGTGTGTCGATCGCATCGGCTACACCACGCTTCATCGACTTGTCTTTGATCGCATCCCGGGGAATCGCCCCGGTGCCGATCGCATTGATCCGCCCGCACAGCACGCGCTGCACAGAATCGCGGGTCACTTCGCTCGTCACGCCAGCCGCCCAACCTGCAACGGCCTTGTCGAACGTCTTGCCCTGCCAGTTGTCCGGGTAGCGCCCGGTCAGGTGCATCGAGGTCTCGAACCCTGCGCTCCATGTCTTGCCGAGCTGGTTGCCAGCCTTCAGCAGGCGCTCGCGGAACGTCCTACCGTTCGCATGGAACTCCAGTTGCTTGGCGTAGGCCCGGTAATCCCTTAGCTTGTTTCCGTCCTGGCGGTACTTCCGCTCTTCCAGAAGAGCCAGCAGCTCGAACTTAGCCGCCCGCTGCTGCGCTGAGCTGAGCGATTCGTGCATTCAACTGGTCGTCGGTGAGGTCGGTCAACGTCGTGCGCTGGTCGATCTCCAATTTCGGGCCGTACTTCTTGGGCCGCAGCTTCTCGGCGGTCCATTGACGCGCTGCAACACGCAATTTGTTCCGAGCCACTGCGGTCTGGTCAAACACGACCTCGACCTGGGCGTCTTCATCAGCGCCAGGCTTGTGCTTGTCGGCCCGGATCATCGTGACCTCTTCGTCAGCGATGGAAACGATTTCATCTACCAGCGTGTCGGCCTGAGCCTCGCGCGCGTGCGCGTACTTGGTCTCGAAATCAGGGAACTCCACCAACCAGCGAAAGACAGTCGCCTTACTCGGCATCGACTCATCGCGGCAGATCGACCGCAGGCTTTCCCCATCTGCGATGCGCTCACAGATCTGGTCAGCAAGCTCGGCGGTGTAGTCGGACGGTCGGCCGGCCATCACGGCGCCCACATCTGCCGAGGACCGATGTACTGCGCTTTCAAACCGGGCTCGCTTCCTACGGCGAGGCTGTCGGCAACAGGATCGCGCGTGAAACGGGCGACCTCCAGAAGGTCGGTTACTTGGGCGTCCCGCCACTCGTCTTGCTGGTCGCCGATGTATCGATTGCCATGGTCGGGCTTTGGACCGAGCACTTGGAGAACGACGAAATCGCCTTCGTTGCGAAAGCGGATAGCTGTAACTGTCATGGTGCGAGTCCTATCGTGGGATTGTTCGCGGGGCGGGGTTGGCACCATCCGGCTTACCGGGCTTGGTTTGGCCCGGCTGGTGCGCTGCGGTTCGCTCTCGTGCCACCTGTATCTCAGAGGCGTGAGATTGGGGAACCCGGTCAATTACCCGTGACCGG